GTCGCAACCGTGTAGACTTTGATTCCAATCGCAACCGCATCATTTAAAGTCCGCCACAAAACAAAAATGCCGACAAGAGAGCCGATGACATAGCGCATCGCCCAAGCCGCCTTTACAAAGCCGCTTGCAACATCGACGGCGGTTATTAGCGAGTTAATCAAGGGCTGGGGGTTGAAGTTGGACACCGCTTCCGTAAGCTGCTTGATTGCGTCGCTGCCCTTGCCTTTGAAAGCCTCGACAAATTTAAAGCCCAATTCCGTCAAGGCTGATTGCAGCACCTTGAATTGATTCATAAGTCCGCCGCGCTGGGCTTGGGCCGCAGCCGAAGCCGCGCCCATTGAGTTGGCCGCCGCCTGGGCGTATTTGTTCAAAGCGTCTTCGCCGGTGTTAAGCATCGCATCAATAGCGGCGATATTTTGTTTTCCAAAAATTGCGTATTTAAGCGCTGTTTTTTGAACGTCGCCCATTCCGGCCATCGCCTTGTTCATCTGTCCGATGATTTTTGGAAGCGGCAAAAGGTTGCCCGCCGCGTCCGTCGTCTGAATGTTCATTGTTTTTAACGCATTCGCCGCCGCCGCAGTTGGCGAAGACAGGTTTACCATAATGTTTCGTAAATGAGTTGCAGCTTCCGCGCCTCTTATGTTTTTATTCGCAAGAGCTGTAAGGCTGCCGCTAAAAACATTAAGGTCATTGTTCGCCGTTGTGAAAAAACTGCCTGTTGCGGAAATTGCCGCTCCAACATCCTGTAAACTCATATACGCGCTGTTTGCGGTATAAGTCATAACGTCGGAAAGCCGCGTCATGTTCGCAGCTAATTGCGCCGGGTCTTTGCTTTTCATTCCTAATGTTGAAAGGCTTCCAATCGCCAAGGCGACGGCGTCGTCCATGTTCACGCCTGCGGCGGTCGCCAAGTCGGCCACGCCAGGCAAAAGCCCGACGGCTTGGCTTGCGTTCACGCCAGCCTTGGCCAAAGTCTCCAACGCTTTGCCCGCTTGCGTAGCGTCAAATTCCGTGGCGGCGGCGACCGCTCTTGTAGCCGCTTCCATTTCTTTTAATTTTTGTTCAAAATTGTCGGCTTTAATAAAAGCAACGCCAAAAGCCGCGCCTGCCGACCTAATAGAGCCTTCAAAATCCGCGTATTGCTTTGTAGCCGCGACAAGTCCGGCGGCGGCGGCTCCAACGCCGATTCCTACCGCCATTTTAGACGCGGCGGCCACGCTCCGGCCAAAAGCGTCAACGCGCGCTTGGGCGGCGGCCACGCTTCTGTTCCACGCTCCGCCGACGGCGCTTCCTGCCGCGCTCATTTTTTTAAGCTGCGCGCTCGCCCTGTCAAGAATCGAAAATTCTGTCGCTACTTGATACTTTGTCGCCATCGTCTGCCCCCAACTACTTACGTAAGTAGTTATTCGTTTTCATCTTCTTCCGCGCCGCCGTTGTATGCTGGCTCGCCGTTGTTGTTCTCAAAAGTGTGCGGCGTAAAGTCCATGCGGGCCATAAGCTCGCGCTCGCGTTTTTGCGTTTGCATAACTTGCAAGAATGACATTCCGCTGTGCCGCCTGGCTTCCAAGTCGTAAGTCGTCAAGCCGTTGTCCAAGAGCTTTTCGCTCGCGTTGGCTTCTTTAAGCCTGTCAACGCTTGGCCTGTTCAATCCAGTCCAAGAGCATTGCTGCCAAGCGCTCACGATTCGCCAAGCGTCCGCCATTCCGTAAGAGCGGACAAAGCCGGGCAAATCAATCTGCCCGGTCAAAGCCATCTGCGTAAGCCAAGAATTGTAAATCGGCTGGGTCACGTCGCCCGCGAATTTCTTGACAAAGCGGCCAAGGTAAATTTCAAATTCATTGTTGGCTTGTCGGCTCGCGCTGTAGTTGTTGCCGAATTCAAGCATAAGGACTTCCGGCGGAATTCCTTTAGACCAAGCCAAAACGGCGATGACCGACTTTTCAAACGTCGAATAGTTGACGTTGGGCCGGTTCGTTTGGAAGCTCTGAATTTTGCCCCCGGCGGGGGTCTTGTAAACCGTTCCGGGGTTCATAATGTCAATCTGATTCGTCGGCGGATTTACAATCGGGCCGTAACCGGCGGGAAGCGCTCCGTCCGGGGCGGGCGGTATCGGCGTTCCTGTAACGCCTCCGGCCGCTCCCTGCGCCGGAACGGCCCCGCCGCCCATAGAGCGGGCCAAGTCCGCCGGGCCGAACGTCTTTATTTCGTTGGGAGCTTCTTCCAAGAAAAGCGGAATCATCGCGTTTACAAGCGCCGCGCGGACTTCCGCGTCTCGCGTCCTGTCCAAGTCCTTTAGCATATAAATTGAATCGCTCAAAAGCGGCTCGCCGCGCACGTCGTCAACAAAGTGCTCGCTGCCGTAAACCATCCAGCTTATCAAGCGGCCGCTTTTTTCGCCGCGAACGGGAATGCGCTCAAAGCTGTATTCCTCGCCAATTTGCGAGCGAACGTAAAAGGCAACCTTCTTTCCCCAGCGGTCAAACTCCACGCCGTGCTTGATGTAGTGCCCTTCGCGCAAGTTGCAGCTGTCCGGCGTTCTTATATGGTCGCCGTTCACCCATTGCCAGCGCGGAAGGTTCGTGTTCGCGTCAATCCGACTTATGATGATGCCGTCGCCGCTTATAAGGCTTTCCATGCGGACGCGCTCCTGGAACGCGCCGAACGATTCTTTTTTGCTCCAATCAAAAACGGCGGGAGTGTTGGCGTAAAGGTCAAATTGCGTGGCGATTTTGTCGCCGTATTGAACGGCCAAAGCCTCGCGCTCTACTTCGCCAAGCTGCGGAAAAAGAATAGCGCCCACGGGGGTCGGTGTCGCGACAATTCCCGTGTGCACTTCGTTCCAAACCAAGCGGCGAATAACGCCCTTGGCGTAAAGGTTTGTCCTGAAAAGCTGGGCGCTGCGTTTTCGCAGCTTCCAATAATCGACAAAAGTCCAATCGCTCACCGGGCCAAGCGAGCCGAAAAATTTAGAGCCGTCCCAAAAATCGCCGCCGTAATAGTCGGCCAAAGCCTTGACGGCGATTTTTTTCAATGTCGCGCCGTAATTGTCCAAAGTTCCTTCGCCCATATCAATATCCCGGAACGATCTGCTTCCAATGGTCGCCGCCATTCAAAGCCCGCTCAATCCTGTTGATTTCGTCTATCAATTTATCGCGGCGCGCGTAAAGCGTCGCAAGGTCAGTTCTCTTTACAGTCTGCCGGTCTTGGCCGGAATCAATCGTGTATTCTTGAACGCCGTCCGCGCCGCTTGTCGAAGTGAAGGCGACAATCGCGCGGTTAAGGCCGTCAAGCAAAATCTTGTCGTTTCTTAAAGTGATAATCCAAAAGTCGCGTCCGCCGACGTTCGCGACTTCGTTGGGGTCTTCAAGCTGCATTCCCATTCCTTGCCCCCCGCCACATACAGCCAAGAAGGTTTTCGCGGCCTCTTAACGCCAGCCGCGCTCCGTCCTGCTTGAATCCGTCTTGCTCAAAGACGATAAAGTTTTTTCCGCAATTCGCCAAAAGAATCGCTACATGGCCATACGGATTTTTGTCCGTCGCTCCCCAAATCAAAACATCGCCCGGCGTGTAGTCCGCAAGCGGAAAGTCTCGCATTACATTCAATTCGCCCGGATTGTCAATCAAGTCCTTCGCGCCGACAACCGGCGGCGACTGCTTGACGCCCAAAACGTCCGCGCAATATTGCCTGTAAAGGTCAACGCATTGCGCGCCGTAATGCCTGTCGTAATCGACTTTTTTTCCGTAATTTTTGCAAACAAATTCGCTCAGGCGCATTTTTTCAAATCCTCAAAAAAAAAGCCTTGCAAAAAGCTATGGCAAAAAAACGGAGCGCTTTCCGCCGGGGAAGGCTTCCTGCAAGGCTAAATTGCTTTTTACTCCGCCTTCACAAACTTGGAACAAATTTCCGTAACGGCGGTGGTCGCGATTCCGATGGAAGCGACGATGGCGGCGCTCAAAGGCGCTTTGACGCAAAAAACCACAACAGCGTCCGCGATTACGCCAGCGCCGTTCACGATTCCAACGACCAATTCAAAAGTCTTTTTTTTCATTTTTTCTCCTCGACGCTTTCCAGCGCCTTAATGCCATTGTAATTTTTTTCAAGCTCCTCATAGAGAATCTTGAACCTAGCCACGTTCACAAACCATTCCTCTGGAACGGTCACGCTCCGCGCCTCTTTGTTTCTTTCCGCCCATTCCGCTTCCGGGAAAATTGGAAACGCCAGCGGCGGAACATAAAGCCGGTCGATGTATTCAACCCTTGCGCTTTGACAGCACGCCAATAGCGTTGTCAACAGCGTCGCCGCTATCAAGAGCGTTAATCTTTTCATTCGCCTCGTCCTTGTTTTTTTTCAAAACGTCAACCGCGTTCGTGAGCCTTGCCGCTTGCGCCGCGTATTCGTTCTTCGCTTTTTCCGTGGCTTCCTGCTTGCACTTCAATACGCGCAGCTCCGAATTCAAATGCCGGATAACCAAGCCCAAAACAAAAATCACGGCGGCCAAAACCGCGCCGCCGATAAGCGTGATTTTTCCCATCATTGCCGCGCTCCGAAAAACTTCTCAAGAATCAAGTTCACGTCAATCGTTCCCGCTCCAAGAGCGTAAACGACAAACCAGCCAAAGCAAATGTCCTTTGTCGTCGCGTTAGGCAGCCAGCCAAGCCAAAAAGCAAAAAGGCTCGCAATCAAGCCAAGCCCAGAAACAAATTTAAAAATCTTGCTTATGTTCTTTGCCGTGACTTTGCTTTCGTTGCCCGCCGGGTCGTTTTTATTTTCTTCTTCTTCCATTTCGCTCTCCTACTTCAAGCCGATTCTTACCGCGATGTAACCCGCAAGCAAAGTCAAAACGCCCTTAAAGCAATAGTCAATCCAGCCGGAATTTTTTTTCGTCATCTGGTCGTTCACGGCCAGCTTTATTTCAAGGTTTTTGACGCGCTCGCCAAGCGCGGAAATTTCCGTAACGCGCGTGTCCATCCGCTGCGTCAAATGCTTAATCTCGTTCCGCACTTCGACAAGCATTTCAAAAATTTCTTTCGTGCTGACTGTCTTTTTAGTTTCCACAATTTCCCCCGCTTTCCCACAAAATTATTTTTTTTCCGCCGCTTGCATTTTTATTAGCGAAGGAATTAGCGGGTCATACCAGAATCGCAGCTCCGCCAAATCCATTTCTTGCGGCTTGGTCGGCAAGTGGTAATTCTGATAAATTTCTCGAATCATAACTGGGACTCCGCTAAAGGCGGAAACGCTTTTGCGCTTGCCGCCTATAGCAATAGTCACAGTTAGCCCGCAATAAAAAAACTGGCAATGGCGCTCAAAATTTTAAAGTCGGTGTTAAAAACTCTTGCAAAGAAAGCCTCGTCCTGCCCCGTTATCGCGGAAAGCATCGCGACCGTCTTGTGAATTCCTTCCTGTTCTTTAAATTTATCCATTGCCATATAGCCCGCGCCATAAGGGGCTTTAAGAGACAATTTTTCCCCGGCAAAACCCGCAGGACTTTTGTCGCTGACCGTGTATTCAAAATCTTTGCCATCGACTAAAACCAGTCGGCCGGACATAATCGCTTTGACAAGCCTCTCAGCTCCCGCGTCAAAAAGCTTTTCGCCGTTCGGGCCTTTAACGAACAAGTTGATGTCGTTCGCGTCCGCCCATTGTTTCAAATCCTCGCGAGCGAGTTCTTCGCTCATTTCAATCTTTTCTTCGTTTTCTGCCATTTTAATTCCCCTATGAAAAAAAATATTGCAAGGCGGGGGCCGTTAAGCCCCCGTCCTACTCGCTACATATAGCGCCAATCGCCCGCAAGGCTGATTGACATTGTGTTCGCGCCGCCGTCCAAAACCTTTTCGTCGGTTATCTGCATGGAGCCGGAAACGAGCGTTCCGTCCACCTTGGTCGCCGACACGTCAACAAAGTCAAGGTTCGCCGCCGTCTCTTCGATAAAGGCTTGGTCGCCTCTTGAATCGTCGGTGACGATGTTGATGTCTGTAATCGTGCCAGCCACCTTCTTTTTTTTCTGGCGGAAAGTTCCGTCAGAATTAGGCAGCACTTCGTTCTCAAAGCCGGGCAGCTTGAATTTTGGCTCGTCCTCGGAATCGCAAGTAAAGCGCCTTCCGTTAATCACAATGCTCTCAAGAGCGCCGCTGGATTTTGACATTTTCTAGCCTCCGCTATTTGCCAACATACTGGCCAAAATAAAGTTCGCCGTTCACAATCTCAACGTTGCCGGAGACCTTGACCGGGAACACATAATCGACGCGCTTTGAATTCGCGCTGTTGATTTTGACTTCAAGATTGTCAATCGTGAATTTAGGGTCGCTGATAAGGGCGTTGTCGCTCAAAGACACCGCAAGGTTGGCGAACCAAGTCTTGAACGTCTTGGGCTGCAAGGCCGTCTTGTTGCTTGTCGCCTGCGAATCGGGAACAAGCGGCGCGCCCTTCACGCTTGGCGCTTCCGTGATGACGCGCAAATTGAAGACGATGTTCATAAGCTTAACAGCGTCCACAACATAGCGGCGGGCCGGGAAGTTGCCCTCGCCCTGCGGGTGGTAGAATGTCACGATGTCGTTCAACGCGGCCACGCTGCCGTTAGTGATGTTCGTGCTGGAGCCTTTCTTTACGCTTTGGTCGCGGATTGTCGGCGTTTCCTGCGCGCTGTCCGCGCCGCGCTTCAATCCGGGCAAGTCTCCGGCGTAGCCCTGCGGCGGGTTTTCGTTGGCGGTCGTAACGATGTCCAAAAGTCCTTTGGCGGCCACGACAAAAGGAAGCTCCGGGCTTCCTACGCTCTCAATCAGGAAGTTGACAAAATCGCTCGGCCTTGAATCGGTCACGATAGTGCGGACGCTGTAAGCGTCCGTTGAGCCGTGCGCGACCAAGACGGGCATCTTTTCCTGCCAGCCCCAGCGGCCTTCGCCAAAGCCAAAGTATTTGTCAAGCAAGGCGCTTTCGCTTCCGTCGGCGTTCTTATAGTCGAACGTGTCAAGAATGAAAGTGGCCCAAAGGTTCGGGCCGATCGCTGTCAAAGCGTCGTCAATGGCGGGAACGCCCGCGCCGTCCGCGAAGGCGGTAACGGCCACGGTCAAGCCCGGAATCTCGCCCTTAATCGCAAGCGAAATTCTATTGCCAAGCGCGCCGCTCCATCGGGCGGTAAACTCAACATGGGCGGGGTCTTCTCCGCTGGCGGCGATAAGCTCCGCCGTCGCCGGACGCTCCAAAACGCCGTTCACCGCGCTGACGATGTCGGCCATAACAGCGTCGGGCGTCGCTCCCTTCGCGACGGAAAACTGAACGTCAACGCCGCCAAGGCTCAAAACGCAAGCGGCGGCGGAAGTCGCCGCCGTTCCTGCAATCAACACGCCGCCCTTCGCCGCCACAAAGCCGGAATCGCCTTTGACGACCGGGCAAATGTAAACGGGAAAAGCCGCCGACTTTCCGCTTTGCGGGAAAAGCTGGCGGGCGGCAAGGTGCAAGGGGCTTCCGTAGCCGTAGCGCTCGCCAATCTCGGCGGCGCTTCCCTGGCACTCGTATTTTTCAAGTGAATAAACAACGTCGTCGTTGCCCTGTCCGATGATGACAAGCTGCTGCGGCAGCATCTGGACTTTTCCGACGTTGAAGTTTTTGGGAGTCACGGTCACGCCCGTGATGCGGCTAACCCAACTTTCTGGAATCGCCATGTTCTTTAATCTCCTCTTTATTTTGAATCATCGCCAAAATGAACGCGGCCGTTTTCGTCCGCGACAATTCCGGCGATGTCCCAATCAAGCTCGCCTTCCGTTATGGCTACGTTTTCCACGTAGTCAATCGTAAGCGTCGCCCGAACCATCTTAACTTTTATCGCGCTCCGCGTGTTGCTGGGTTCGCCCGCTTGGAAGCTCCAAGACACGCGGCCCACAATTCCGCGAAGTCGCAAATAGGTGTTCGCCTCGGCCCGCAAAATCCGGCGGACAAGCCGCGCGACTTTCCAGGCTCTTCGCGCCGCCTTGTAGCTGAATTCGCCGTCTTCCGCGTCGTTCCCTTCCGCGTAGCAATCAACGTAAAGCTTGGCCGTAAAGGCCTGCTTGTTGACGCTCGCCGTTCCCTTGTCGGGGTCGGACGAATCCAAAATGACGTTGACGCACGGAAACGGATTCGCTCCCGGCGTGTCTTCATCAACGTATTGCAGCGGGTCGTCGCTTTCCACATAAACGGCCACATTGTAGTCGCCGCCATCGGCCGCTCCGCTTTCCGCCGCAAGCTCCGCCTGCCGCCTAAAGTCAACGACAAGCAAAGCGGCAATTTGGTCGCGGATGACTTCAATGTTGTCCGGCTCGCTTTGAAGCTCGCCGCAAGCCGGTTCAATCGTTTGCGCCATTTTCCACCGCCAAATTAGCCGTCATAAAAATGCGGTTAAGGCCAAGCGTTAAGTCCGGCTCCGAAAAGCTCACGAACATTTTTTGTTCGCGCCCCTCCAAGTCCGTCC